GTAGGTGTTCGCCGTGGTGGCCACCGGAGTGGTGATCGTCGTCCGGTCGGTGCCGGAGTCGTAGGCCATCGTGCAGCTCGATTCCGGGAGGCGGTAGTCCAGGTGGCTGGTGTACGTCGCACCTGGATCGCTTACCTGCGGGTCCAGCGCCAGGAAGCCGATGTAGGTTCCCGAGGGGCGCGTGTAAACGACGTAGAGGTTCGAGCCGAGCCACTCCGCGTTGATGACGTTGCAGTCCGGCGGGAAGTCCCAGCGGGACACACTCGACTGCTGCTTCGTGCCATCCTTCGCGTAGAACCACTTGTAGATGTACGCGGAGTTCGTGGCGCCGGTGGTGAGGAGCACGCACATATTCAGCGCGGAGCTGGCAGAGAGCTTGTAGGCTCCCGCGGGGATGTACTGCGGGGTGCTCTTGGTGACATCCTCGGCACCCAGGGAAACCCCATCGGGCTGGATCGTCATCTCCTCAAGGCGCGCCCAGGTGCTGTTGGACGCCTCCTGCACGAAGAACAGGCTCGTGCCGGCGGCAGTGGGCTCCACGAAGGACTTGCACTCGTAGTTGCCCACCACGTCCGCGGCGAAGTTCCGCGAGGTGAGGATGTTGGCCACCTTCAGCTCGGTCTGAAACTGATCCGAGAACAGCAGCAGCCGGCCGGCGAATGCCGCAGCAGAGTTGAGGTTCGCCACCTTGTTGGTGGTCGTCGCAGCGTCGATGGCCTGGTCGTCCAGCACCGTGGTCACCGTGGTGGGCCAGAAGTTGAAGAACTGGCCCGACTGCGACAGCAGGAAGTTCTCGGCGCTCAGGATGCCCAGGCGGTTGCGGAACAGAAACAGGTCGTTGATGGCGTGCCCGAGGAACGACAGGTCGGGACAGGACTTGTAGTCGCCGACCGTGCGGGAGCCCCAGGTGGCCTCCTGGAATGTGAAGGTGCCATCGCTGTTGTGGAGCAGCACGTGCGGCATCGTGGAGGGGTTCAGCTTGTAGGTGATGCCGGGATGCGCGATTTCCTTCCACACGCCCGTGGTGCCCCCTGCGGGGCCAGTGTGATCGAACTGCACGTAGTAGTTCGTGAAGGAGTCGGTATCGTTGCCGCTCACGCCGATGGTGAACCCGTCCGGCGCGGTGTTCGGCAACAGGTTGAACGCCTGTACCGAGTCCTTGATACACACCATCGCGTTGTTGTTGAACCCATCCTGCGTGGCGACACTGAAGTCCGCCGCGGGGACCAGGTAGGGGTCCGTGGGGTCCACGGTGTCCGGGATGTAGCTGCTGGACGTGCTCTGTATCCACAGCGCCGAGTCCACCTGCGTGATCGTCACGCCCACCGTGGGCAGCGCCACCGAGCCGTTTACCGCAATCGCACCGCCACCCACCGCCGCGCTGAAGGCGTTGATGATCGAGTTGGCGATGGTCGTGGTGTCCACGTGGTACACATCGGACGACGTGGTGCCGTCCGGGGTGTCGTAGTGGGCCTCCACGAAAGTGCCGGCCGGATTGGTCACCGTCACCCTGTACCGCTTGCCGTAGTTGCCCTGCTTGATGAGCACGAGCGCCTCAGGCGCCCGCAGGGTCGTCAGGTCGGTGGTGAGGGCCGTCACCTTCTCCCTGTTGGTAATGAAGGTGTAGTCCGCCACGGTGACCGCCCGCAGCGACTGCGCCGGGGTCTTCGAGCAGGACAGGTATGAGGAGCCAGAGGGCTGGTGCACCGTCTTGCTGGTGCCGTCGATGCCGAACACTTGTAGGGCACCGTTGGTCAGCAGCACCACGAACTGGTTGTCCGGGTCGCGGTTGATCGTGTGCACCCCCGCGGTGGTCAGCGGGGTGCCTGAGGCGAGAGCCACGTGGCGCAGCGGTGCGCGCTTGCGCAGGCCGTCCACTTCCGAGGCGAAGGCGTTGACCATCTCGGACACCTGGTTCGTCGCCCGGATCGGGCCGGGCTCCTGAGATACCCCGCCGATCAGCGCAGGAACCGAATCGGAGACCAGGGGCATTTACCCATCCCCCAGCAGGCGCACAGGATCGGAGACCCCGTAGCTGCGGCTCACGATCTGCAGCATGTCTTCGCTGTCGGTGAGGATGTTGTAGCCGGCGGTGTCCGTCTCGGACTCCATGAGGAGCGAGCGGGCCACGCTTTCGTCCACGTCGGTGAACGAGGCGAGCTGCTGCGAACCCAAGGCGGACGCCTGGAACCTGCGCGCTGCGCGGATGTAGATGTAGTTGCGCGCAGCCTCCGGGAGGTCATCCCAGGAGAGCAGCAGCACCAGCTCCACCTTGATGTCGTCGGTGAAGACGAAGGTGTGGTTATCGCGGTCGTACAGCTTGAGGCCGCGAGTGGTCACGTTCTTGGACTGATACCGCTTCTTCACAGCGCACCGCAGGGTGTTCGCGGGGCACGTGATGGTGCCGTCCCCGGCGCGGGTGAGCGGGTATTCAATCTCGGTGTTGAAGAACCAGCCGAGGGATTGCACCTCACGCGCCACCAGGCGCAGGAGGAACAGGGCCATCTCGGCATCCGGCGGCAGCGGCTGTGCGTCGTCAATCGTGTTGATCGCACTCTCGCCGATGATCGCCAGCATGGCATTGACGGCTTCCAGCTCCGTCGATGGTGTAACGAGGTCACCGGCCATCGCGGCCTCCGCTTAGGTCACGTTGTTGAAGATGGCCTTCTCGATGGATCGCGCGTTGTGGCCGTAGTAGTGGCCGACCACGGCGCCATTGACGAGCAGCACCACGCCGCCGTCCTGTGCAAGGGCGATCTGCAGCGACTGGGTGAGCACGGACGGGGTGCCGCTCTTGGAGGCAACCACGCCGGAGGCGAGAGTCACGTACCGGGTATAGGTGGTGACGGGAAGGGCAGTCATGAGGATTCCTGGTAGCTGAAACAAAAAAAGCCCCCACCCGCTCCGGTGAGGGAACGAGTGAGGGCTTGGTCCGGTAGCCGTAGCTAGGCGGAGATGTGTTGCTTACGGCGTGGCAATCTCGACGGCGGCCTCGGCGCGCAGAATGCCGTGACCCATCGCGTACTTGGCGACCATCAGGGAGCCCTGGCGGCGGATGTCCCACTGGGTCTCGACGCTCAGGTCGAGCAGCTTGACGGTGCCAGCGGCCTGCTTCTGCCACACGCAACCGACGGTCTTGGTGAAGTCACCCTGGTAGGTGCTCACGCCGGTGGTCACGTTGGTGCTCGGGATCGACAGCGACTTGAAGATCGGGATGCCACCGATCTGCTTCACGGTGCCTTCCGAGTAGGAGCCTGCGCCAGCCCAGTCGCGGTTGATGACGTTCTTGGTCTGCGCCAGCAGGTAATACTGGGCGGGGGCCAGGGCGCCGTAGCGATCCATCGCCGGGACACGCTTGGTGTCCAGGTTCTGCGCGGCGCTGAAGAACATCGAGGCGAGGGTGTCGCCATCGGTCGCGGCCAGCGAGTTGCTCACGACGGTGCCCGCGGGCTCGCCGGTGACGGCAGCCGAGGCGCGCGCGGCCAGGATGATGCACGAGGCCACCTGGGTGTCGAAGGCCACGGCCAGGTCGTTGCCCATGTCGGCGCTGTAGATCGAGCGCACGTCGTAGTGGGTTTCCAGCTCATCGATCAGGCCGACGAAGCGGGAGGTCAGCAGCAAGCCGTCGATCAGGATCACGCGCTCGTTCGAGCCGACCGTGGAGCCAGTGATTTCGACGCCGGGGGTGTGCAGCGCAGCGGCGCCAGAAGCGCGGCCGGTCACCGGGAACTGCGCGGACTTGCCGGAGCTGATCGTGCGGACCAGGTGCTTGTCCAGAAAGATGTTCTGCTGGTAGAAAGCGGTCAGGACTTCGCCTGCGAAAACCTTGAGGAACAGTGCGTCAGTTGCGCCGGAGCCGTTGATCTGGCCAAACCGACTCGGGGTGGCGTTAGCCATTTAGAGTACATCCTGTGTGAGAGAGACTGAGGTGGGGAAGTTGGTCGCTCCTCCGCCGTCACTCGCACGCGCTCGCCTGAGTTGTCCCCCTCGGGGGGCTCACTCTCGCTCGTGATGGTTTCGGGGTGCGTTGACCATGAGCCGCTAAACAGCGGTCTCGTCATCCACTCCAGGAATCTCCACAGGTAAAGCGAGGGGCACCGGCCGACTACTCCAGTGCCCCTTTAGATCACTTCTTGTAAGCCTTCACCGCATCGACCACGCCGGGCATTACCTTCTCGACGCTGCGGCCGACCACATAGCCGCCCATGCCCAGCTTGATGAGTTCCCACAGGTTCTCGGGAACGTCGATCATCACCGCGTGGCCTCCGAACAAGGAGATATACGGGAACACCACGTAGTTGTTCATCAGGATGCCGACGAAGCACAGCATCGTGATCGGCCGCCAGTTCGCCTTCAGGCCCGTGCCGCTGGCCTCGGCAACGATGACCGACACGCGGGCCTTCAGGGTCTCCACGGATTCCCCGATGAGCGCCTGCAGCTTGCCCAGCTTGGCCGCATCCGCTTCCGCGGGATCGGGCCATATCTTGTCGATGCCATCCTTGACCAGGCCCACCACGCTCTTGGCGATGTCCTCGCCGGGCAACGATAGCGCGCCCATCAGGATTTCATCGTCGCGGAGTCAGTGGCATCCAGCCGCTTCGCCACCGAGGCACGGAAGGCCGGGTCCGCCGCGTACTTGGGATTGGCCATGTCCGCCCGCACCTGAGCCCACGACTCGTAGGCCGCAGCACCAGCGAAGCCGCCCTCACCGTCCACGGTGCGGCCCGGAGGTTTCCCATCGGCCGCATCGCGCGCCGCAGCGAGCTGGCGGACACCTGCAGCGATCTTGCCGGGGTCCTGCGTGGCCACCAGCTCGTTGTAGGTCTTGAGGTCTTCCGGCGTGGCGCTCTTGGCCGCCCATTCCTGCAGCGCCTTGAACTCCGTCTCGCCACCCACAGCCTCGTGGGCAGCCGCCACCATCTTGGCGCCCACCTGAGTTGCCAGGGCGGTCTGCCCGGCGATGTGGGCATCCACGGTGCCCTTGTCGATCCCTGCCGCCGCCAGCTTGGCGTAGGAGGCGTCCGACAGCTTGCCGTCCTTCTGGTACTCGGCGTTGAAGTCATCGAGCTTGAGGCCGGCGGTTTCCAGCTTCGCGGCGTTGGCGGCCGTGGCAGCAGCTGCAGCCTTCTCGGCATCCGTCTGCACCGGCGGGGGCACCACGGGGTCTGCCGGTTTCTTGCCGGCGCCACCCTGGGACTTCTCCAGCTCCGCGTAGGCTTTCGCCATGTCCTCGGGGCTCTTGAACTTCTCCGGGAGCCACGTGGGGCGCTCGGCGGGTGCTGCCGGGTCAGTTACGCCGGCGGCCGCGAGGGCATCGGCAGCAGCCTTATCGGCAACCGCGGCCATTGCAGCATCATTCGGGCCGGCGCCGGTAGTCTCCGCGGCGGTGATTTCCAGTGAAGCCATCTGCTCTCCTTACTGCGGTGGGGCTGCCGGTGGCGCGCCCTGGTTCTGGGATGCCGCGGACATGGCGTTGATCGCCGGGCCTGTGCCCTTGTCCACTACGGTGTTCGCG